CTGAGGTCCCTGGGGTCCTTGGGGACCTTGCGGGCCTGCGGGGCCTTGTGCACCCGTTTCTCCGCGAGGGCCTTGTGCACCCTGAGGGCCCTGTGAGCCGGAAGGAAGTGTGATGCTCTGGGCATTAACCGGTACCATTCCTTCTTTACTCGCAGAGAAAGAAACGCTCACGGTGTTTTCATCTACCTGAGAAACAACCGGAGTGTAATAACCGCCGTCTTCTCCACCGTTTGCATTCCCGCCAGAATCCGAACCACTGGAATTTTGGGTCACATAGTCATAGACTGCTTTTGCTGTTGGTACCTGCTTATCGGTACTTTCCTCCGTGATTTCCGTAGTAGTGGGATAGCTACTGCCGCCACCAGCTTGCTGCAATGCGTTGATTGCTTCGTTGATTGCGTCCAAATTCGTATAGTAGCAATAATTCTCGGATACGATCTTGCCAGGATTTGGGGATGCTACAACATTAACAATGAACGGGAATGTACTAAGCTGAGTCGAATTTGCATCGGACAGAACAATGGCCGCTTTTACCTCCCCCGGCACCGTAAGCATTTGCGGTGCCATGATAGCGGAAATGGCTGTGCCTGATATACTGAAAGCTTCGGCGCCATCCGGGAGTTTGTCATATATTCCAGCGGTTCCGTCGGGCTTGGAGTAACTTAATGCCGCAGTTATGCCGTCAGGGATAGTCCAAGGGGTGCAACCCGAATAGAAAAGAAATTCGATTGCGCGACTATTGGAATCATTCTGTACTGCACTTATGACAGGTCTTGGAACATTGTTCTGCATATCAATGCTCAATTTAGTTGTAATAATCACAGTATCTACCTCCTTAGCTTGTGTTCATTACGGCCAGCGGCGCCGCCGTGGTTCGGTTATGTCCAACCACGCGGACAATGCGGATATAATTGCCCGTGTATGTTGTCCATGTGGATCCGTTGAAATAGGCATAACCGCCGTTTCCTGCATAGGTGATTGTTGTCCCGGAAATGGTGTAACCAGACCGCCGCAAATACATTGCACTGCCGCCGTTGGGTTCTATGGCAATCGGGCAGAATTGTTTCCCCTCTGGGTTGTAGATACGGACAGAATCACAACCGCGCCCATTATTGTCATTGAAGAAAACCTCAATGTATTCAAAATTGGACACATCTTGAGCAAGTTCAACGTCCCCCGCTTCGCCGCATACTTCCGATGTCTGAAAAAGCACCTCGGCGGCATCGATCATATTGCCGTTGATGAACACCGGGACATGAAACTGGAAATCAGACTTTCCCCAGTCAAAGACAGGGATACCTTGCTTAATGGTTACATACTTGTAGACTTCCAAAAGCTTGTCCTTGACGGTGACATGGGCATAATACACTTTGGTGTAGTCGAAACCGGTAAAGTCTATCCTGGCAGAATACGAATTATCCTCTATGGTTGGGGTAACGGTCTGGGTTGCTGATTCCGTGCCGTCCGGGTAAACAATGGAATAGCTGATTTCAAGGGTGTTATCAACTGCGCCGAAGCTGTCTGCGAAATAATCTCCCTTTATCTGAAGAAAGGCGGATCCGTCCGTGGGATTCGGGCGTCCACCAACGGAATTGTTGGTAAGAACGATGTACGGAACCAGTGTGATACTGACCGATGTGGAACCGGTATACCCACGGGAATCCTTTGCATAGAATGTTATGGTATCGGATTCCACTGGATTGATGGTATATGTGCCATCATCATTTTTGGTGTATTCAGCATCCGTCCATACGGATTTGATGGTTGCACCAAAGCGGCCGGTTGCGGCAACGGAACACTTTGCATCAGAATACCCGCGGATATACGCCGTATTGCTGCCTGTCAGGGCGGCGGTGTCAGCATTATCGTGGGTCATAGTGATTGTAAGTGTGGGGTTGCATCGGCTGGAAATAGTGGTGATCTGGATTGTCTTTGTGACGGCATCTCCGACAACGGTGCCGTTGCTGAGTGTGTACAAGGTCAGTGTACAAGTTCCCCTTGTCCCGTTTGGGATTTCATAATAGAAATCATTCGGGATGGTGAAACCCACGGAAGTGCCGGTGATGGTGGACGCAGACGAAGAAAAACCGCCACTATTGGTCACATAGCCGGTCAGCGTTCCAAACTGCACTTTTATACGGTGGTACAGGGTGGAAGCTTCACGGGTGATGGTGATTGTGCTGACTGATCCAATGGCGGCATCAGTTGCCGCAAAAGTGGACGTTCTGGGAATGGTGTCCATCTTTGCTGTGCCGCTGCCGCTCAGCGTCACACCGGAAAGTGATGTGTTGGCCTGGCCTTTACAGGAAAGGCTTATGGTAAAGGATTTTGTACCGTCTGCATTGTGGTAAACCCGTATGGTGTCCTCATAAATGCAAACTTCATTCTTGAATTCCTGATAACCAATCAGAGAATAGGAAGAACCGTCGATGGTGATTGTGCCGCTTGTGTAACTGTTGGAGGACGTAAGGTATCCGTCAGTTTTCCACATGGTGGCGCAAATATAAACATCGGAATAGTTACCGGCAATATTGATTTCAGAACTCCAATAAATTTGTCCTTCCCATGCCTTACTTGAATCAAGACTTATGGTTCCACTTGCCATTTACTACCACCTCACATAGCAAAGCAGCCGGTTCGGGCGGTGTCCGTTCCGTCTGTGTAATCTTCAAATCGGCTGTTTTCTCCCATGTTAAGGAAGTTACGTACAGTCACATCGGTTGCAACAACACCGTCATTGTTGGCGGTCAACATGGGTTCACCGGAACGCATGACATACATACCGGTGTTGTCCATCTTGTTTTCCATTTCCTCACCGGGTTTCTGGATCCGCAGGCCGTCATCATCGAAGGTATAACCGATACGGGTTGTCACCTTTGTTGCGCCCTGGTTCCGTAGGCCCTGGACTTCGATGGAAAGGCCCTCGGCAGTCAACTGCATTTCGGCAAAGCGTTCCGCCGTCTGGTTGCTGAAATCTGAGAAAGTTTTTTCCATTTCGCCCATGGCCTTGATGTTCAAAATGCCGTTATCCAAATCAAGAAAGAAGGTTTCCCCGTCTTTGCTCTGGATTGTACCCGCAACCAACTGGGCAGCGGTTACGAAGCTTGCCAATAGACCGGAATCAAGGGTGGCGCCGAAGATAAACGGGCCATTATAGCCGGTTTTGGAAGCTGCCCAACCTTCATAGTTGAACCGCCAGACCTTCACAGCTTGGGCCGGGTCAGCATTATCGGCAATGTACAATTCATCCGGGTTGCCGTCACCGTTGGTGTCCAACAGGCGAACAGCGCCGCCTTTTATGCCGGTGATGGAATCTGTCAGTTTAGATACAAGGCTGTGCAGCAGCGATACTCCGGGTTTTTTCTCAATTTCCTGTTTCTGCTGAATAATGGTATCTGCCAGATTACTTTTAACTTTTCCCAGGGTAACATTGTCGTATCGTTCCAGAATGGAATCATACTCAATGCCAACCACACGGGCGCGGGCATTTACGTGCATTTTAGGGAAGATAACTGTAATAGTATCGCCTAAAAGTACGCGTTCCAGCAAGGCCTTGTCCCTATATTCCACCGTCTGCTCCAACTGAACAAATTGCACAGTCCACGAAATATCCGGTATACCGATATCATTATCCGCCATGTACTTTTCTGCGCGGGAACGCAGTTCCTCTTCGGTTGGTGCTTCTTGAAAATCCCCAGACAGGTCTATTGTTGCAATACGGGTAAAATTGTACGTTCCTGCGGCGTGGATGATTTTCTCGGGAAGCTGCACAAGATTACCGTCCGAGTTGGTCCAATATGGATATATACCTGTATAGACATTGGCACAATTTCTATCTTGTTCCAGCGTTGTGAGATTTTTCCCGTAACGAATAGAAACGCCTCTGTCAACTCCGCGCCGTGTATGCAGATGGATATTGTAGCGGTCGAACTCATATTCGCCGCCGTAGACATCCAGAATGGACCCTTCAGAGCCGCCCAAAGTCTTCCACATGGATTTAGGGATAGAGGCATTCATGGCCGCCGCCGTGCTTTTGTCCGTGGAGAACGAAAAAGGGCAAGTTGTCGCAGCGTTGTTTTTCATAGATACCAAGGCATCCGCTGCGCTGGCAGCTGCGAAAGGTGCTACCGGGATTCCCATAGTGTCGTATGCAATATGCCTAGCATAGACGGTAATGACGCCGTTGCTCACGGGATTCATGCGGTATATTCGGAATGGTTGCGGGTCTGCCACAGGGTCAGACTTGGCAACGATGATACAGCGGTCTGTAATATATTCCGAAAGAATACCGGTAATTGGATACTTTAAGGTCAATTCATATTGCCCATTTAATTCCTGCGCCACCTTAGTGCTGATTGCATCACTCAGGATACCCAGTCCATTTGTATCAAAGGCCGTTTCGGTGTCAGAATATAAGATCGGTTTCATAGTGTCCACCCTCGCGGAATGATAGTAATCTTCTTGATACCTCCGGTCCAACTGATCTTGTTTTCTCCGGGGGATAGTATCGGAAACTCCGGTGCGTAAATATCATTATTTTTATTCTCAGCCGCTGCATCACCGATTTGCCTGTATGCTGTCATAAGGTCACAGTCAAGTGTAATTTGATCGGTCAGTGCCAAAATATCCACAGTGATATTCCCGATGGTCAGTGTACCCGGGCCGGTTCCATATACGGTTATAAGAGGTTTCGCGGGTTGACCGCTTGTGTTCCAGAAGGTGGTTGCTTCTGTCAGCGTAGTGGCGTATTCCTGCGCCACTAAAAAACGTTGGGGCTTGCAATCAAATGCAATTTTGAAAATACCGGCTTGCTCAACGATGCTATCCACAGAAATTCCGGAAACGACTCTGGCCATGCGGAAATGTTCGGGATCGTATGTTGTAGTCAAACGCCTGTAATCAGCTGCCGGATTCAGTTTATCTATGGCATTGATTAAAACTGCTCTCATGTTGCTGTCATCGGGAGGGATGACAGCACACTCGAACGAAACGGTAATATTTTTATATCGTTCGTTATCGCGGATTAGATCGCCTGACCGTCCCGCAATACTTACGATTTCCACATCCCGCTCCGCAATGACTTCCGGTGGTGGTGCGGTAATAATAATATTATGATCTGCTGAACAGAAATCCCCATAGCAAAAATAATTGATTCCATTCATGCAAAACTTACCTCCCGGATTTCCAATTCGTGCTGTATTCTCTGTGCAACTACCCGGGCAAAGTCTTCTGCATCTTGTCCACTTGTATTTTCAAAGTGTTCAATGCCAACCTGTACAACAAGGCTTGTTTTGCCCATGTTTTTAGCCAGGATGGATTCTAATTTCTGGTAGAATTTAGACAACGGAAGCACTGCCTCCGGGCCTGCTTCTCCGCCTCCAAGCATCTTGTTTCCCAGCCTTCCGAAAAGCTGGGCACCGTATAGGATGCCGCCGTCCTTATACCAGGAAACACTAAACTTCGGGATACTTGGCGGATTCAGACTAAAATTACCGGAAATACTAAAATGGGGTAGTTTGATTTTGGGCAGGCTCCAAGAGAAATTGAAACAGCTTTTGATTTTTTCAATACCCTGGGCGACAACAGAGCGGGCATTTTCGATTTTTTCAGAAAATGCACCTCTAATGTTTTCCATGATTGTGGATGCAGAATTGCGGGCCTGTTCCAGTTTCGAGCGGAAATGTTCGGCAATGCTGGACAGTTTTCCACCTGTCAGATTGTCGATAAAATCCAGGCCAAAGGTATGGGCTTCCCGTATCGCTGTCATAGTCGCCGCTACAATACCACGGACGCCGCCGCCGTTGCTTTCATAGGCAGCGCGCACAGTGTCAAGTTTCTGCTGGGTGGTGGCTTGTAAAGCTGTCAAGCCTACATCCGCAGCATTTTTTAGGCCATCCATGCAGGTATTCCATATATCAACTGCCCCGGATGCTAGGTTGTTGACGCCCTCCCGAAACCATTCACACTTGTTGTACATCGTAGTGAATACAGCGATTAGGCCCCCAACTACGGCAATGGTTGCAGTAACTGGGTTTGACAGCAGAGAAATAGCTGCACCCGCCACCTTGGCACCGGTACCCGCCAGAGAAAAAGCGGACGCGCCGCTCTTCAAGGCTGCGGCGGCTCCGGTGAAGGTTGTAACGATCTCACCGCCTTTTGTGATAAGGCTACCAGTCAGCTGGATTCCCTTGCCGACAATAGTAAGCAAAGGGCCAGCCGCCGCCACAATAGCAGCAATGGTGACAATGGTCTTTTTCTGGCCTTCGTCCATATTTTTCAGCTTGTCCGTGGCCTGCTCTACAAGTCCGGCAAACTTTTCGATGTACGGGGCTAGCATACCACCCGCCACCTGGCCGAAGTCCAGCGCGGCGTTTTTGGCCTGGTTAAGTGCTACCGCAATTTTGCGGTTATTGGTGTCCAGCTTTTCCAGGGCGGACGCGGTACCGCCGCTTCCGTCCCGGATGCCTGCAAGCATATTGTTAAAATCGCCCGCCGCGCCGCCTGCTTCCACCAGTCCATTTTCGACGGCGGTAACATCGTTACCCAGCAGAATCAAGCCAGCCTTTGCCGCTTCGGCGCTGCCAAACATATCCATAAGGGATTTATTGTCAGCCATTGCGGCGGTGTTGATGATGCCCAGGACGTCGCCCAGGGTGTAGCCTTCGGCCATCAATTCGGAAAAGCTCTTGCCGGTCTGGTTCTTCAAGGTGTCGGAAACGGTGGTGCCGGACTTGTTAAGCTCGTTTAACATACTGTTCATGTATGTGGTGCTTTCAGCCGTTGCCACACCGTTGGCGGTCATAAGGGCATATCCCGCCGCCACCTGGTCTAGCTGGACGCCTGCCGCGTTGGCCGTGGGAATGATCTTGCCCATACTCGCGGACAGTTCCGCAACCGTGGTTTTGCCTAAATTCTGGGTAGCTATCAGAATGTCGGAAACGTTGACGACTTCCTCAGCTTCCAGCTTGTAGGCGTTCATAATGGTGGTAAGCAGGTCCAGGGCGTCGCTGCTGTCTGCAAAACCGGCGCGGGCCAGATCGGTGGCATGACGGACAAAGTTAACGGCGTCGCCGGTCTTCTGGCCCGCGCTGATTGCATCATAGACGTTTTGGGCGATTTCACCGGCGGCAATTCCGGTTTCGTCGCTCAGTTCCAGGATTGCCGCTTCCAGATCGGCCAGGGGGACTTCCGTAGCGTCTGCAATAGTTGCCACTTTGGCCATGCTGTCCTCGAAGTCAAAGGCCATTTTTACCGATGCAGCACCCGCCGCAGCGGTGGCCGCAGATATGGGCATGAGCTTTTCGCCCACGCCTTCCACCTTTTTACCGAAGTCCGTAACACTTTGACCGGCCTGCTGCATAATTTGGCCGACTACGCCGCCAAACTCCACTTGCTGATCCTGCAACCGTTTAAGGTTGTCGCGGGCCGCCTCAAGTTTTCGCTGAAATTCCAGATAGGCGCCCCGGTCAATTTCTCCGGCGGCGTACATCTTTTCGACGTCGCCCTGGGCGGCTTCCAATGCTTTCAGTTCTTCACGGGCGGCCTTTACAGAATCGGCAAGTATGGCCTGTTTTTCAGACAGCAGGGTGATGCTGGACGGGTTGAGCTTCAAGGCTTTGTTAACCTCACGAAGTTCTTTGCTCAGTCCCATGCTCTGCTTTTTGGCAGCGTCCAGGACTTTGCCCAGGCCCTTGGTGTCGCCGTTGATGGTTACTGTTATTCCTCTAACTTTTGCGTTCACGGTTCATCCTCCTTTCATCCGTATTTTTCATGCAGTTTTCCATAGTCCGGGGTTACCTGGGTCAATCTCCACGCATTGTGCAGCCACTTCCGGCCCTCTTCGGTCTGCGCGTTGCCGTAAACAATGGCGTCGTGCAGCAGCGCCCAATATGTGAAAATATCCAGCTGGTAAACCTCAAACAGAGAAATACCCGCATAGTCCGCAACTACCTTTTGGCGTTGCGTTGTGATAGAGAAGGGGACCCCCTCGCTATCCTTGTCGGGATAGCTGGGGGTTATCAGTTTGGGTTATCGGCTTTGGTTTTGTTCAGCCAGCCCAGGAAGTCTTCAACCAGCGCAGACAGCTGGTCCACATTTGCCCAGTACATCAACTGTTTGCCGGTGATCCGCACGTGCTCTTCGTTGTTGGAAAGAATCGCGCCGGTTACACCTGCCAGGTCTTTTGGGGTGGACTCGGTGTTCGTAAACACTTTGTTGAAAATCTCCATGGTGTCCAGCTTCGGGGGCAGGATATGCAGGACGGTGCCGTCGTCCGGGTGTTCAAATTCATAGTGCCGGACCTGTACAGCGCTCAGCTTAAACATGGCCTACCCTCCATTAACTGCCGGTGTTGGTCGTCTGGGTGGACTTCAGCATTTCATCGTCCAGAATGACCAGAGTACCGGCGCTGTCCAGGGTGTCCGCCGTGATCTCAGCGTCAACCACGGTTTCGTTTTCGGGCTGGAAAGCCAGGGAAATGGTACCGGTATTCTTGCCGGTGACGGTAATACGCAGCTTACGGCCATCGTCGCGGGTATGAACAAACCGCCACAGATAGCGGGTTTTGTTCAGATTGGCAAGGCCGCCCAGTTTGTAGACCCGGTGGCCTGCCTTGGTGGTTTCGTCAATGCGGGCCGTCTGGATGATTGCCTGCATAAACTTTTTGATCCAGGTCATAAGGCCGGTTTTGAAAAGTACGGTTTCTTTGGTGATAATCGTCTTTTTCACGCGGCCCTTATCGTCCTGGACGGTCTGGCTTTCGATGGAGTATTCCAGCGTTGCGCCTCCCTTGATGTTACCGGCGCGGTTTTCGTCCTTTTCGATTTCGGTATCTTCCGGGATTTCACCGGTAAAGTCCACGATATACAGGTCGCCACTGCCCAGGATGATCTCTTCGGAATTGTCGATGGTGTTTGTGGTACTCATGTGCTTGCTCCTTTCGTAGTAAAGGTAAAATAAACAGAATACGGCTCACCGTCCGGGAAACGCTCAATTTCCACAGTCAGACCGGCAAGCGCTTTTCTGATTTTGCACTCAAGTGCAAAATCCTTGTTTGTGGTAAACAGAACGACGGTCCATGTGATCGTAACCACGCGCACGCGGCCCTTATCGTCCCATTTATCGTTTTCTTCGCTGCGGACTACCATATACGGAAGCGGGACGGTTGCGCCATTGATCGGCACCGCCGTTTCGTCCTCTATCCGAATACCCGTATTGTCCAGGCGCTCCAGAATCTTTTCACGGCTTATCATTCGCCTTTACACGCCTCCTTGCATCTCTGTTCAAATTCTTCCGTCCACTTTTCGGCAGCCGGGGCAATGTGAACATAAGCCTTTACGCGGCCTTTTCCGCCGCGTTTTTTATGTCCCTTTTCCAGCAGGTGGGTCAACTGGTAATGTTTTTTGTTTCTAACGGTGGCTGACTTTGCATCTATGCCACCGCCCGAAAAATCACAAACCCAATTTTTCTTATAACTGCCGGTTCGCTCCGGGGCCTGGGCCGCTATATCTTTTCTTAGTCCCTTGCCGCACTCTTCCACCGCTTTGTTTACGGCGATTTTTGCATCGTCTGTATAATCTTGCAGCACTGCAACAAGTTCGGTAGTAAAATCAGACCCGGCCACCGGCTCCCACCTCGCTTTCGTCGAAGTTAAGCAGGATTGTGGGGTTTTCCAGGGTAAGGTCCATACACTCCGGGATCGTATCAAGAATCTTTTGGGCCTGTAATACGGTGTACTGCTGGTCCTCAATGACCACGAAAACGCCCGGTTTGATAAAGTCCATCCTGGGTATGCGTATCAGCTTTTGGACCGTGTGGCCCGCCTGCTCTGCTTCAAAATTGCGCTTGATGCCTACAGTCCGTTCCTGGAACCGTACATTCCCCAGCAGTAAGGTGGGTTTTTTGGTCTTGTCCAGTTGCCAGAGGGCACACACGCCGTCGTTAAAGTTTTCAAACTGTACTTGTTTCTTTGCCACAGCCGAATCCCTCCACTAAGCGCAAGTTAACAATTTCCGCGCGGTAGTCCTCTTCAAACTCAGCGCGGCGCTTGTTAACGATGTACCAGGCGCAATTTATCAGCAGGCCGATATACTCCGGGCCGGTCAGGTCAAGCTCTGGGCTGCCCGCCCTGGCCCGGAGAAGGGCTTCTGCTTCCTCTATGGCAGCTTCCACGTCTGCTTTCTGCTTTTCGTCCAGTTCCCAGGTGTAGCCCATGCGGTTAAGCGCGCGGGCGTATACCTGTTCTTTGGTCAATACCGCCATAGTTTAGCCCTCCGGGTTAAGCCTGTTCCTTAGTGGCAACAGTACCGGCAACCTCCACAATGGTGGACACAATGGCTTCCAGGTTGGAAACATCCAGCAGCAGGAAAGCGTACTGGTCCAGGGGGCGGCCATTGCCGTGCAGCTTTGCCTTGTAGGCGCGCTGATCCTCCAGGAACTTTACAGAATCGTCGGCCACGATAGTGCCCTGCTTACCAGCGGGGCCGATGCCGATAAAGTAATAGGGGGCGATACCGATAACCGCTTCACCCTTTGCCAGAGCGGCAGACTGGAAGATTTCGGCAGGAATGGGCAGCACATTGGTCATGTACTGGCCGCCAACCAGCAGGGTGGTGGCAGCAAAAACCTTTTCCCAGTAGTCGAAGGGGTTAAAAATGATGATGATGTCGCGGGGATCCACAGCGCGGGCGGTTGCGCCGGTGGTGTCGTTGGGGTCGCGGGCCAGTTTTGCCAGCAGGCCGCCCATGGTCTTAGCGTCCAGACGCTTGACGGGGACGGGGGTCTGCTTGGGGTATACGCCATCCTGGACGGAAGCGGAAGGGGAAATGTCGCGGACCATGCCGATGGGTTCATCCTTGCCGGTGCCTGCCACACAGCCGCTTTCCAGGGCGAAGGCAATGGCTTCGGACAGGGTTTCCCGTGCGTAGGTGTCCATCCATTCGGGACCCAGGTCTACCAGGTCCATGGAAATAGCCATGAAGGCGGACAGCTTGCACATGGTCAGGGCGATTTCCTGGACGCCGCCCTCAATTTCCTTCTGTACCGCGCCGGTGATCTTGCCCCAGGCGGCCAGCTGGGCGGGCTTGGCGTTGACCAGAATACGGGTCAGATATGCGGTATTGACGAAGTTCAGCTTGTCCAGTAAGGGATGATTCTTGCGGATGCTGCCGATGATCCGGTCGACAACGGTCTGGGGCATTGCCACTTCGTAATTTGCGACAGCAGCACGGGGGTCAGCGGACTTCAGCGCCTTAGCCAGACCGTCGTAGTATTCGCGTTCTGCGGTGGTCAGAACATTGGCGCCACGGGCGGCCAGAATGGTAGCGTCCTGGTTGCGGGCGTCGATTTCCTCGGCGGCGCGCTGCAGGACGGCTTCGTTCATGCCGTCAAAAAATGCGGTCATAGCCTGGGCAATCTCTTCGGGATTGCCGGACTTGAAAGCAGCGGACAGGGTGGTTTCGTGCTGCTTCTTAACCTGGGCAAACAGGTCGTTGCTCTTGATTTTCATGGTTACATTCCTCCATTCATTTCATTACTGCCGCAAGAATATCGTTCAAGCAGCTAGTTTCTTTGGGCTTGGGGTCTGCCGGGGGATCGGCAGGCGCAGGGGTGGGAACGGGCGGTTCCGGTGTCGCCATAACCGCCGAAATAGCTGCAGCCATGGCAGCGGGAAGGTTGGGAATTTCCCGGCGCTGGAAGGCAGCGTGGGCCTGCTGGTACTGCTTTGCCGCGGTTTCTAGGTCGGCGTCCTGTTCCGCGTATTCGTCCGCAAGGCCGTACTGGATGCACTCTTCGGCGCTCAGCCAGGTTTCGCCGTCGGTCAGTTCTTCCAGCTTTTCCTGGGTCAGCTTGCCGCCCGCCTTGACAATGTAGCTTTGCAGCATAGCCGCGTTGATAATATCCAGATCGTCGGCAGACTTCCGCAGGTCTTTGGAATTGCCATACACGGCCCAGGCTGCATTATGTACCATCATGGTGGTATTGCGGGGCATTACCACTTTGCTGGCCGCCATAGCGATGATGGACGCAGCGGAAGCAGCAAAACCGTCAATGTAGGCCACCACGGTGGCAGGGCACCGGCGCAGGGCGCTATAAATGCCCAGCGCTTCCTTGACGCTGCCGCCCATGCTGTTGATATACAGGTTTACGGTGTCGCCTTCCTTTACGTCTTTCAGATTTTCCACGAAATACCGCTGGCTGGTGTTGCTCTCCACCCGCTCCCAGGTATATGTATCGTAGTTGAACCGGCGGCCATCCGGCTGAATGTCGTCCGTGATATAGAACTCAAAGACGCGCCCGGTCGCCATGGCTTTGACCTCATGGCGTACTTTCATAGGAATCAAACTCATGTGTTTTCACCTCCTTTCAACGGGGCGTTGACCGCTTCCATGTTTTTGGTGCGGTGGTAGGTGTTGGCCCATTCTGCCAGAATCGGGTCAAGGCCAACCAGCCCACGGCTTTCATTGGTGTTGACCATGGCGTCCTGTATCAGCTTGTCCAACTTAACCGCAACGTCGAAAATATCAACGACGCGGATGTGGGTCATGTCAATACGGGTATGCCAACCGTCCAGAATATGCCGCCCGTACTGTTTGCGGTTCACTTCGGTTTCCACCGTCAAAACCACAGGTTTTACGCCAAATGTCAAAAGGTTTTGGACAGCTTCGTCCTGGTTGGTAACATCACCGCGCAGAAGGCACGGGGGGCAATGGTAGACATTGCAAGCCCGGTCCTGGGCCTGCCGCATAAGGCTTTCCATGTCGCCCACTTCTCCGTTGATTTTCTGGGAAGCTGGGCCGTCATGGGGGACGTACTCATAGCCATCAAACAGAGGGATAACGGCGTTTTTGTTTTCAAAAAACGCCTTGAATCGGGTCTGCATGATCCTGGCCACGTCGTCTTCGTAGTTCTTGTTTTTGGTGGCATTACCGGAAATTTTCAGCACGCCGCTGCGGCCACCGCTATGCTTGTACTTGTCCAGGGCTTCGGCCATTGCGTCAGCATATAACCCGTTGATCCGGTGCAGCAGTCCGGCGGCGTCCTGGTTTGCAAGTCGGAAGTAAAATACTTCCTCTTCCTGCCGGTCGCCGTGGAGCGTTAGGCCGTTGCAGGTGATCCCGGTATATCGGTTAGGCCGGAAGGCGTATACATCACGCCCGAAGCTGTCAGCCAGGTACACGCTGCCGTCTGCCCTCTGGATAACCAGCGCTTCGTTAAACCGCAGCAGCCGGGCAAAAAGCAACCGCCGGAAGAAAAAGGCGTTTTCGTTCTGGTTCGGCTCTACATTCCACCTGTACCAGTCTTCCGCCTGGGTGTATACACCGGCCTGGTAAGTTCTCCATTCGCACATTGCAGCGGTAGACGCCACAAGGTCGATAACGGAAAACAGGGCGATTTCCTCAACGTTCAGCCTGGAAGCAGCGGACCCGGTAAGGCCGGATTTTACTACGATATTCCCGTCTTTGTCCCGCTCTCCGAAGTCCAGCAGGTCGGCCAGAAAGTCCGTAAATCTCATGTTGTTCTCACCTCCTTTCCAGGCAATAAAGGCAGCCGGTGGGCCGCTCAGAAGATAAACACGCCCGGAAGCTGGGAAACGTCGGGTAATACCTCGAAAATGTCTTCGTGTTTATTGGCGACGATGAAAGCCGCCACAAGGGCCATAAAACCGTCCGTTTTCCGGGTTTTCGGCTCTATCTTCTCAAAGGTTATATTTCCGTTGCCGTCAATCTTCCGGCAGGCGTTATTCGTATACCATCGCATTGTCATGGAATCGCCCCAACGGATTTTATGGGAAATGAAAGCACTGATAAGGATCGGCGCAACCTCGGAAACTTCCGGTTTATATGTCAATTTGATATTGCCGCGCTTCGGGTCTGGGTCCCACCCGCTTTCCTTCAAGGTCTTACGCATGAGCGCAACACGGAAATGGTCGATTGCGCCGAAGCGTATATCGTTCTGTAGGGCCTGCTCTTCGATCCAGGCCACCGGGTACTCCGTCGGTATTTGCGGTTCGTCCACCAGGGTGGCTTCCTGCCGGGCCACGGCTTCCATGTAGGGAAACTGAATCCGGGGCAGGGTTGGGCTTTGGGTACAAATCCAGCTATGGACTTTCCAGCACCAGACGTCACCCACTTTCCAGA